TTCAACACTAACACTAGAAAACTCTATTACATCTATTAGTGCTAATGAGTTAATTGGCGGTATTGATTTCAAAGGAAATGATACATCTGAAGATGGTAATGAAGTGCTTGCATTTATTAGGGCACATGCATTAGACACTACGCCAGATAGCTACATTGCATTTGGTACATTGCAAAATAATGGCGGTGTAGATGATGTTGTAACTGAACGTATGCGTCTTGATAATTATGGGCGATTGGGCATAGGTACTACAAGTCCTAACCATGAACTACATATTGAAAGTACATCACCAACTATTCGTTTGGTTGATACTGATAATAATAATACAATAGATATTAGTCAAAGTGGTTCGGCTTGTTACATAGATTTTGACAACAATGTAAGATTTAGAAACTTAGCTAATGCTGAAAGATTTAGAATAGATAGCAATGGTGTAGATGTAACAGGTAATGCAACAATAAGTAACGCATTGTATGTAGGTGGTGCTAATGCAACAAATAGTGGTTATATAGAATCGCCCGTTGTAGGACCTTCACGGGCTTTACAGACTGTAGGCAGCGTTAACACTACTCAGACCCATATAGGATTTGAAAACCTTTATGGCGAAATAGGTAGAATAGATGTTAGTGCATTCTCAGTCGCCTATGTCACAAGTTCAGACTATAGGCTCAAGACTGATATACAGCCTATGCAGGGTAGTATTGACAGAGTAAAAGCACTGAAGCCTGTTAACTTTGAGTGGAAAGAAGAAGGCACTAGAGTAGATGGCTTCTTGGCACATGAAGCACAAGAGGTAGTACCAGAAGCTGTTAGTGGCGAAAAAGATGCTACTAAAACTAACAAGGATGGTATAGAGGTTCCAGACTACCAAGGTATTGACCAGTCTAAACTTGTACCTTTACTTACGTCTGCACTACAAGAAGCATTAGCTAAGATTGATGACCTAGAGTTACGCATGGCTAATTTAGAAAGTTAAACCAGGGGGCTTCGGCCCCCTATTATTAAAGGAGGCTATTGTGCCTAACTTACCTGAAGAGGATACTCAATTATATATGCTTCTTGGTTCTATGAGTGCTGACTTAAAAACTGTACTTAATAAATTTACAGCAGTAGAAGAAAGACTAAATAATCATTCAAATAGAATCAAGGTATTAGAAAAGGCTAGTTATGCTAGAGCTGTAGTATACACAACTACCGTGACAGTAACGCCTATTCTATTCACTGCTTTAGGTTGGTTATTAACTAAAACATTTTTATAAGGAGATTATAATGGCAAAAGGAGCTGCAACAGAAAAGAATCTTGGTAACTTACATTCAACACTTACAACCATATTTACTAGAGTGTTACAGGGTTATCTAGATAAATTAGATAAAGCTCAAGAAGCATTTAACTCAGACGACTTTAACTCAGAGATAATGGGAGAGCTAGAATATCTAAGTATAGAACCTAGCCCTGCTATGTTATCGGCTATAGCTAAGTTCTTAAAGGATAATAACATAAGTTATGATTCAGAACAGATAGATGAACTAAGTGAACTTGAACAGAGACTTAAAGCTAAGAAAGCTAGTAGACCTGACTTCTCTAATGTTACTGCATTACCTTTAACGGGTACTGAGTAGTATGGGGCGTGATGCTAGGGAAATGAATAAGGCAGACCGTATCAAGGAGCTGCTACTTATTCAGGAGGCTTACCCTAACTTCCAAGACTTTTTATACGATGTTATGGTTAATCTTATGGGATTTAACTGTACTAATAACCAACTAGATATGGCGAACTACTTACAGTACGGGCCATTATACAGAATGATACAGGCGCAGCGTGGCCAGGCTAAGACCACGGCTACTGCTGCGTATGCTGTATGGAGACTAATACATAATCCAACAGCTAGGATACTTATTATATCTGCTGGTGATACAATGGCTAAGGAGATTAGTAATTGGATTATCCAGATACTAAACGGTATGGAAGAGCTGTCATGTATGCTGCCAGATAAGTCTGCAGGAGACAGGGCATCTGTTACTGCCTATGATATACACTATGTACTTAAGGGGCCTGAGAAATCTCCTAGTGTAGCGTGTGTAGGTATTACATCTAACCTGCAAGGTAAACGTGCTGACGTACTTATTGCAGATGATATTGAATCAGCTAAGAATGCTTTGACTGCAGATGCTAGGATGAAGCTTACGAACTTAACTAGAGACTTTACTTCTATATGTTCACAAGGTGATATTATATATCTAGGTACACCACAGAGTGTAGATAGTATATACAATGCTTTACCTGGCCGTGGCTTTGGTATACGTATATGGCCTGGTAGATATCCTACAGACCGAGAGGTAGAGAACTATGGGGAACACTTAGCTCCTACTATAGCAGAGGCAGTTAAGAAAGACCCGTCACTTGCTACAGGAGGAGGGCTGCTAGGTAACAGAGGTAAGCCAACAGATAGTATTATATTAGGAGAAGACATCCTGGTCAAGAAAGAGATTGACCAAGGAGCTGCTTACTTCCAGCTGCAGCATATGTTAGATACTAGACTTGCAGATGAAGCTAGGTATCCATTGAAACTAAATAAACTAATCTTTATGAATATAAATAAAGGTAGAAGTCCTATACTTCTTAATCACCAACCGTCTATACATAACAGAGTACCGACTCCAAGTGACTATCCTATCAGAGACCCTATGTATATGTGCTCTGACTTTGGTACTGAGTACGGGGAGTTCACAGGTACACATATGTATGTTGACCCTGCTGGTGGTGGACAGAATGGAGACGAGACAGGTTATGCTGTAACTAGGTTTCTAGGTAATAAAATTTACTTAGTAGCTGTAGGAGGTGTACCTGGTGGACTAGAGGAATCTGATTTAGCAGAGCTAACTAGAGTAGCTGTTAAATGGAAACCGAATAAGATATCTATAGAACGTAACTACGGTAACGGTGCTTTACAAAAAGTATGGGAACCGAGTTTATATAAAGCTTTGCATGAGGTAAATGCTGGAGTACAGATAGATGACCCCTGGGAAACAGGGCAGAAGGAACTACGTATAATTGATAAGCTAGAGCCTGTTATAGGTTCAGGTAGATTAGTTGTAGAGCTAGACCTTATCCAGGAAGACTGGGCTTCTGTGCAGAAGTACCCTGCTGTAAACCGAGCTTCATATAGTTTCTTTCACCAGCTTGCTAAAGTAACCAGAGACCGAGGTAGTCTGTCACATGACGATAGACTTGATGCGGTAGCTGGTAGTGTAGGTAACTGGATAGACTTACTAGCTGTAGATGATTTGCAAGCACAAGTAGCTGCAGAAGCACAAAGATATAGAACTATGATGGAAGACCCGTTAGGAAACGGTAGACCTATTAATAACTATAACTCAATGTTCGGATTGAATACTTTAAGTCCGAATGCACTTAACAATTTAAAACAACGATACTAGGGAGAACCCAATGTCTAAGAAAGACAAACCGACCCAGACTAAGCCAACTGTAAGAGTAGTTGGTACTAATTCTAATAAACTACCCTGGCCTCAGGATAACTCAGGCTCAACTCAGGAACTACGTAGAGGTGCTGTACGCGCCATAGGACGTATCATGGGTTCAGAAGATAATCTAAAGAAAGTACTAGAAACGCTAGAGGTAGCTAGGCTGTATGCTATAGAGCGTATGGAAGAGCAGCAAGTAGAAATGAAAGTTAAAGTAAAAGCAATGCAAGACCGTAAAGCTCTTAAGGCAGAGCTATTGAAAAGTGAACTAAGACAAAGAGTAAAGTCTAAGAAGGCTGAGATAAAACGTGTTGAGTCTGAGATAAAGAAGTTGTTGAGCTAATGGACATAGCAGCATTCTTTGATTCTGTACGTCCCTTTATGAAAGACAGTAAGCTAACTGCTGCACAAGTAGTAGGCTTTGAGTGTCTTATCAATTCTTGTTTAGAGTCCGACCTTACATTAGAGCATATAGCATATGTACTTGCTACTGCTTATCATGAGACAGGTGGACGCATGGAACCTGTAAGAGAAGGGTTCTGTAAGACCGATGCTGGAAGCCGTAAGGCAGTAGCCAGGTTATACGAGAAGGGTGTAATAAGCGCAGATTACAGTTTACCACAGAGTAACGGTAAGAGCTATTATGGCCGAGGGTTAGTACAGCTAACACATCTAAGTAACTATGCAAGTACAGGGCATGCACTAGGGTTAGACCTGGTAACGTACCCAGACCTTATGCTAGACTTAGAAGTATCAGTACGCGCTATGATATGGGGTATGAAGACAGGGAGCTATAGGAATAAAAACCTAGCTGATATGTTACCCTACGAGAACCCTACGTACTCTGAGTGGACTAAAGCTAGAGGTATTATAAACGGTGACGTAGGAAAGAATGGTCCTATGATTGCTGGGTATGCTACTAAGTTCTACACAGCACTAAAGGAGATGTAATGGGTATATTTACAACAGGCATCATAGGTGATGTAGTTGGAGGTGTGTTTGGTATAATAGATGACCTGCATACATCTGATGAAGAAAAAGCAGCAATGAAGTTCCGTATAACTAAGTTAGCTAGAGAAGCCGACTTAGCACAGCTTGCTGTTAATAAAGAAGAAGCTAAGAGTGGTAGATTGTTTGTATCAGGATGGAGACCGTTTGTAGGATGGGTATGTGGTATAGCATTAGCCTGGACCTTTGTAATCTCTAGAGTTATACAGTCTATTGCATTCTATGTAGCTGAGTTCACAGGAACAGAACTAGACCTATCAGGTCTACCTGAGTTTGACTTAGGAACATTAATGCCTGTACTACTTGGTATGTTAGGACTAGGGACACTTAGAACCTATGAGAAAGTACAGGGTGCATCCCGTAACGACATGACTCCTGATGGAGGAGGTATTAGAAAAGGAAAACAAAGAAATGGCAACTAGGAAACCCCGTAAGGGAAAAGCTAAGGTCAAGATAACTGCTTCTGGTAAGAAAGTTAGTTACGGGCAAGCTGGTAAAGCCAAGGGCGGTGGCCCTAGGGTTAGACCAGGTACAAGTAAAGGCGACTCGTACTGCGCCAGGTCTGCTGGACAGATGAAGAAGCATAGTAAAGCAGCTAAGGACCCGAACTCACCTCTACGTTTATCACGTAAGCGTTGGAAGTGCAGCGGTTCTAAATCAAGGAAGTAGCGAGGAAGTATTATGGCAGCTAAGAAAAGAGGATTGTGGGATAACATCCACGCTAAACGTAAACGCATTGCAAAAGGAAGTGGCGAGAAGATGAGAAAACCAGGAACAAAGGGTGCTCCAACACAGAAAGCACTAAAGAAATCACAGAACCCTAAGCGTAAGAAGAAGAAGTCTTACTAGGACCTGTAGACATAGCCTAGAAAGCTCTGTAACGCCCGTGGAGAGCGATATGGACTTTCTAGGTATGATTGTATATTTATGAATTAGTGCTTCTCTCTGAGGATATAAAGAGAGTTTATAAAAAAATGGTACAAAATTGTGTGGGGGCATTTAATAAATGAAACGCGCGTACGCCCCCATGCGCCCGTCTTCCTTTTATCTTTTAAAAACCTGTGTATCACTGCGTTAATACACTAATATAGTAGCACAATAACACGGTGACACGGTCGCACTATCTCTTTTCATCACTAGTCCGAATTGCTTAACGCTTCTCTCTAGGGAAAGGGTATATATTAAACACACACCCCCCCTATAAAATAATAAATTAAGGGTAATATATCTATATTTGATTACCTATCTCATTTTTTTTACAAGAAAGATTGCCCATAAAACTGAAGGTTTTAAAAATAAATACAAAAAAAGTGAAAATAGTTGTTGACGTATAAATTCATATTTGTAATAAGGGGTCAACAAATAACAACACGGAGAAAGAGAATAACATGACTAAAATATCAAATCACGAGATGAGAGCCAAAGTAGAATTTATTAAAGAATTCGATAATAAAAACAGCAGTTGCTACGCAAGACGTTTTGAAGAGGCGGGAATTTATGTAGTCTATTCATACGGGGAACATTGGCCGCTATGGGTGTACGATTGGAGAGCCAACCAATGGTATGAAAATGTAGATAAATACGGTAACACTACGTCTAGACATAAATCAGATACTAGGCCATACGACCTAACCAAATCAGTACAGGCTAACGGGTTTATATCCATGTCATGTAACGAGCTAAAAACACTAATTCATCTAATCCAACAATAAACAGCAAAACACAGAGAGAGAGAAGACTATGACTTATAAGATTATGACTAATGATGAGTATGAGGTCTACTTAACCAGTAGACAGATGCAGAGGATTTACGTATTAGAATTTACAATGTCTAATGGGGAACTTATGACCCTATACTTCGATAATGATGAGGCCTTCGATAAAGCCGAGAAAGCATTACAGGTTGAGATAGGAAACGGTAACCCACAAATAAAAAACCGACATTATAGAAACAGCATTGAACTTATACGTAAAAACTGTGATGATGAAACACTAGATTTAATTAAAAACCCACTTTATTAATAACAACAGAGAGCGAGAATATCATGAGCAATGCAACATTACTACTATCAGAATACGAACTTAACGAACTATTCACGGATGACTGGGTTGACATGCCTGACGTATCCGAGTTATACAACACGCCAGTCAATCAAATTATGGAGAATAACAATGACTAAAACAATCGTACAAGTAAATAATACACCATACACTAAAAACGACTTCCCATCTCTTGAAAGCTTTTATAAGCATAGCCTAACTAATGTGGTTATATTTTCAATAGACGGCGCTGACTGGGTTGAGTATGGGGAGAATACATTAGAAGCAACTGATAAAGCTATATCAGCCAACAAGCGTTTCTTGCATCACTTTCTTAGCCAGTACGGT